CCGAGGGGCCTATCGTCCGGCAGTTGGTGGACCGCCTCCTGTCGGGCGAGTCCCTGTCGGCCCTGGCCCGGTGGCTTAACGAGGAGGGCATCCCCACGCCCTCCACCGAGTACCGCCTAGCCAAGGGGAAAACCCCGGCCAAGTGGACCGGGCCGAACCTGCGGGGCATGTTGAAATCTCCGCACCTGGCGGGGCGCCGGATTCACCACGGCAGGGACGTGGGCCCGGCCGCGTGGCCTGCCCTGATTCCGGTGGAGAAACATGACCACGTGGTGGCCCTGTTGAATAACCCCGCGCGGCGGCCCAAGGGCGCCACCAACGTCCGTAAGTACCTCCTGCCGGGCATCATGGTTTGTGACGCTTGCGGCCTCGGGGTGCGGTCGGTCCCGGCCTATGTGAACACCTACACGGGCGGCCATAAGAAGCGGTCCTACCCGGTGCCTGCCGCCTACCGGTGCCCCACCGGCCGCCACACCCAAAGGACCATGGCCACGGTGGACCGGGTGGTGGAGTTGGCCATCGTGGAACGCCTGACCCAACATGACGCGGCGGGCCTGTTCACCGATGACGCGGCGGCCGAGGAGTTGCTTCGGTTGCGCGACCAGAGGCAGGCCGTAGCCGACCAGTTAAAGGCCTACGCGGGCCGGGTCCTCACCATGGACCCCGAGGCTTACGAATTGGCCACCAAGGAACTACGCAAACAGGCTGACCACCTAGACCTAGCCATCGTGGAGGCCACCACCGAGGTACGGCAGGCCTCCCGGGTCCTGCGGGGTGCGACCGGTCCGGGCGCGGCCTTGGCGTGGTTTGGCCCCGGCGGCCCCGATGGGGACCGGGCGGGCGGATGGTCCCTAGCCCGGCGCCGGGCGATTATCGCCGAGGTGGCCGAGGTGAGGCTTAAAGGTGGCCGCCACGGCACCACCCCCAAAGGGTCCCGGTTCGATCCTCGGGACGTGGTGATCCGGTTTCTTTAGCGACCACCGAACACCAAACCGCCCGGCCCCCTCACCATGGGGGACCGGGCGGTGGTGTTTTCAGGCGGGGACACGCCCGGGGATTTCAGGTCCTGGCGCGCGTTTCTGGCCGGTTTGACGGCCTGCCGGGACCGGGGCCAAGGGTTGGCCCCATGGGCATATCCGAGGAGGATGACGCGGCCATCCGGGCGTACGTGGCCGAGGTGGTGGCCAAGGCACCCCCGTTCACCCCGGAACGCCTGGAACGGTTGCGCCGCCTCATCAGGCCGCCCCGGACTCCTCGGCCCGAACGTGGCGCGAGAGGCCGTGGGCCGCGCGCCGATGCGCCCCCAACCCCTGAGGGTGGCTGAACTGCTTTTCGCACACGTCGCACACGTAAGGGGTGGGCACTCCGAGGGCCTCGGCCAGTGACTGGTCATGCCTTGCCCGAACGTGGACCCCGAGGGCGGAACGGGTGGTGGAAACATGCGTGCACCCCTCCACCGGGCAGGGCCACCCCTCGGCCGTGTGCGGAACCTCTAGGGCCGCCGTGTTGGCGCCTTTCCTGCGGGCCCGGGTGGGCATGGGGGCCGCGTGGGCCTGTGCGTCGGTCCTAGGGGTGTTTCTGGCGGCCGTGGAGGCCTTGCGCCGGGGACCCTCGGTTACCCGGCCCACCGCGTCAAGCATGGCGCCTAGGTCCACGAGGGTTTTCCCGTCATCGGTGCACAGGTCCACCTCCCACGTGGTGGCCCTAGGCGCGCCCGGCGGCCTGATGCTCACCTCCCACGATTGCCCCTCCACCTCCTCCTCGTGGAGTTGGTGCGCGTCACACACGGTGACGATTTTCTGTGCCATCACTAGACCGCCTTTTGAGTCGTGGTTTCAAGGATCCGAGTCAAGGCCTCCAACCGGAACACGTCCCGGGTCAGGCCATCCTTATTCAGCACCTTGGATGCTAGATAGCCCTCGGTGTACCTGTATCCGTTGCGGAGGACGTGGCCGTGTGAGTTGAGCACCTGGACCCTGACGGTTCCGCAGTTGCGGCACCGTAGGGAGCGGTCGAAAATCTGTTCGCGGGGGTCATACGTGGCGGTGTGGTGGCGCCACTCGTGGCCCAACTCTCGGCAGTGAAGTTGCTTGTTTGAGAGTCCATGGGCAAAAGCGTGCACGTCCCGAATGTTCGGGTCCTCGGCCGCGCGCCTAGTTGGTCGCATGCTTGTCTGTCCCTCCCGGTGAGGTGTTGGTGGGGGTGCGAGTCGGCCCCGGTGTGCTAGGGCCTCGGGTGTCAAGATAGTTCGGCGCCCCCGTTCCCGGAAGGGAACAGGGGCGCCGGGCGTGTTTCGCTAGGCCGAGGTGGGCAGTTTCTTAACTGCCCTAGCGGTGGCTAGCACTACCTCTAGTTGGGCGTCGGTCAGTCCCTCGGCGTAAGCCATGAGGGCAGTTACGAGGCGCCTAGGCCCGTCGACATCCTCCCCGACAATGCCTCTCACGGCCGCCTCGCGGACTGCCTCGTAAGGCAGGCCCAAACCTTTGGCTAGTCCCTCCAACGTGGCCGGGCGTGGGAAGGCGCGGCCCTTGTTAATCAACTCCGAGAGTGTCTGGCGACTCAACCCCCCTCGCGCCGCCACCGAGGCAAGGGTGTCTCCTGTCTGTTCGCAGTGGATCCGCAGCAACGCGGCTAGCGGTGTTTCGTCCATGGGCGTGCCTTTCCCGTGGTGTGCCCTTGCCCCCCTGGCCGGGCACCGAGTCCCCCGACTATGCCCCCAACGGGTACCCATGGTCACCCGTTACGCGCAATTGGTCACCTGCTGACATGCATGGCCGCCCATGGCTACGGGTGGTGTCCAAAGATTCCGGCGGCCGCGTCTGGCGTGTCGCGGTGTGCCGGGCGTAGGACTGGAGGAGTTACGCGGCACTGGCGGTATGGGCGCCCACCGCCCCACCGACCCCCACACCCGGGCCGGAATCCTTCCCCTGTTACGGCACCTACCGGGAGTTGCCATGCCCCACGCGTTCCCTGTCCTGAACCCTGAAACCGGGCAGTTAGACATGGTTGACCATTTCAACCTGGCAGAGGTGGCGGACATGTTCGAAATATCGGTCAGCACCGCCCGGCGCCGCGTGAAAACCGGGGAATGGACCGTGTGGGAACCCATCCCCGGAGTCTTTTGGATGACGGCCGAGCACATAGCAGAGGCCCGGGAACGGCGCACCCGGCACGCGGTCCCGTCCCTGCCCACGGCCCCCGAGGCGGGACCCCCGCGCCTCGGGGTGCCGGTAGCGGCCCATGATCTGGAGGGCATGAAATGACCACCCGGTTGACGTTCTCGGCCAAGGCCCACACCTATGCCCTGGACGGTAAACGCATCCCTGGCGTAACCACGGTGATCCGCAACGCCACCGACAAACCGGCCTTGGTTGGTGCGGCGGCCCGGGAAACCGCGCAATGGGCGGTGGGGAACGTGGAGGCCGTGGCGGCCCTCGGTGAGGCCGAATGGATAGCGGCGGCCAAGGCCCATTATCGGGAGAAATGGGCCGCTAGTGGCAAGCGTGGGACATTGCTCCACGAGGCGGCCCGGCAGTTGGTGAGGGGGGATGCCATCACCCCGGCCGAGGACTGGACAGAGGACGTTATCGCCACCGCCGGGCAGTTGGCGCGGTTTATGGACCGGTGGCACATGGACCCCGAATGGACCGAGACACCGCTTTACCATGCCGAGGATCGTTGGGCCGGGACCACCGACGCTATAGCGCGCCTGCGGGATGGGGCCCGATGGCTACTGGACTATAAAACGGGGGAATCGGGGGTGTACCCGGAGCACGCGTTACAGGTGTGCGCCTACCGGTTCGCCACCCATATGCAACTGGTGACCAACGGGGAACCGACAGACTGGCCCATGGTGGAGGTGGACCGGTGCGGCCTCGTATGGGTGCAACCTGACTTTTACGAATTGCGGCCGGTGGTCGCGGATGAGGACCGATATCGGGTGTTCCGGTCCATGCTCACTGTGTCCGATTGGACGGGGTGGGACGTGGCCGCCTCCATTGGTGACCCCCTGCCGATTCCGGCGGTGGCCTCATGACCGATAAGCCTTGGTTGACCCGGGACCACGTTCTGGTGATTCAGGCGGCCCGCAACATGGCCACCGAACCGATCTACGCGGAACAGTTGCTAGTGGATGCGGTGGACCCGTTGACGGCCGCCCTCCAACTCCTGGACCTGTTGCTACGGGAACGCATCGCACAGGAAATGCCCCCGTCATGACCGACCTGGACGAATTGGCCGAGGCCCTGGCCGCGTTCCAATCCGAGGTGCCGGTGGTCCCGAAGAAACAAACCGCGCGGATCCAAACCGAACGGGGCCGGGATTACTCCTACACCTACGCGGACCTGGCGACTATCGCGCCCGTGGTGATGCCCCTCCTGGCCAAGCATGGCCTCTCGTTTACGGCCCTCCCGATTGGGCCCAAAGGTGAGGGCCGGGGCCCGGTGTTGCGGGGGATGCTGTTGCACACCTCGGGGCAACACCTGTCGGGGGAACTGCCGATCACGGGGCGCACACCGCAAGAAATCGGGTCCTCCCTGACCTACGGCCGCCGGTATCTCCTCGGGTGCCTAACCGGGGTGGTCACCGACGACGACGACGACGGCCAGTTATCGGAACGGGCGGCCCGGGCGCGACCACGGAAGGACCCCGCGCCCCCCTCACCGGAGGACCTGCCGGTGGCGCCCCCGGCGCCGATCCAACGCCGTACGCGGCCCCGGCAGGTGGAGGAATCGGCCCCGGTTGAATCCGCACCCAACGGGCCCCCCCACGGGTCACCCACGGGTGCGGCCCTGACGCCCGGGGCCGACTCCTCGGAGGAGGCTAGCCCGAAAGGTGTCCCTGATTCCATGCGTCGGGCCCTGTTCGGTGCCATCGGTAAGGCCCTCGGCCCCGAGGCCACCCGGGCGGAACGGTTGGCCCTGTGTACGGCCATCCTCGGCCGACCGGTGGAGTCCAGTAACGATCTGGACCCCCGGGAGGTGTCCCGGATCCTGGAATGGCTGGAACGCAGGGCCGCCGGGCTAGCCGATTGGTCGTACGACCCGTACGCCGAAACCGGTTACGTGTTCGCCCTGGACACGGGCGAGGTGGGCCCCGAGGGGCCGTCGTGATTGGCCGGGAGGCGGTTGACCGGGGCCTCGTGGATGAGGGCCGGGTCCGCCTCGCCCTCATGGAAAACGGGTGGGGCGTGGTGCCTTTCGGGCAGGGGGCATGGAACCCCGAGGAATGCCCGGCCGGTAATGCGTTGGTCCTGGACGCGGTACGGCGCACCCGGAAACCGATTCGGCACGCCCCGGACCTGTTGGTGGGTTGCCCGCGTCGGGGGGTCGGTTTCGTGGAGGTGGTGAATTGCGGGACGTGGGAACGGCGGGCCCTGGAACTGGCGAAAATGGAGGCCCTTTCGGAATGGGCCCACATCGCCCCGGTGTGGGTGGTTGACGTTTCCGATTGGCGCGCGTGGCGACATGAGGCCGGTTGGGCCGATTCGGCCCTGTCCGATGCGACCCGGGAGGGCCGAGGATCCGGTGACCCGTGGTGCCTGTTCACCCGGCGGGACAGCCTGCCGTTCGGGGAGGTGTTCGCATGACCGCGCCGCCGCCGTTATGGCATTACACCTGCGACCATGGCCACGAGGCCATCGGGGAATTCGGGGTGTTGGTGCCCGGCCGGGTCCTGGCGCCGGACAGGATGCCGCCCGATTACTGGCCTGCCGATTTCGTATGGCTTACCGATCTAGCGCGGCCTAATCGGGACGCCCTCGGCCTCACCTCATGGATTATCGAATGTGACCGCACCGCGCACCGGTACCGGGCCGCGTGGGAAGTCACGATAAAGCCGTGGGTGGAGGTGCGCCGGTCGGTCAATAGCCCCGAGTCCCTAGAGGCGGCCGAGGGTGCGCGGCCCCGACATTGGTACGTGTCCCGGGACCCGGTGGCGGTCAGGTGGGCGCCGTTATGACCCTGACGAATCGCCAACGGGGCGACTATTTCGAGAGGCAGGTTCGGGACACCCTGACCGCCCACGGATGGCTAGTGATCCGGTCGGCCGGGTCCCTCGGGGTGGCCGATCTGGTGGCGCTACGGAAGGGCAACACCCCCACGTTGGTCAGTTGCAAACTGTCCGGCCGTATCGACCCGGCGGAACGTACCGCCATCCTGGACGCGGCCGACCACGCCGGGGCCCGGGCCGTGGTGGCCATGCGACCCCGAGGGGGCCGGGTCCTGCTGGCCGCCGTGATGCGGTCCACCTCCCGACTCGTGCCCCTGGACACGTTGCGGGTCCCGCCGCGCGACCGGCGGCCCACCCTAGAGGAGGTGGGGACGTGACCGAGGACGGCCTGACACCACCCGGTGAGCAACTGGAATTGTTCCCCGACCCGGGCGTGACCGAGACCGTGGTGCACCGGGCGGGCGTGTTCGGTAACGGGGTGACGTGGTGGTGGTCCTGTGCCTGTGGCCGGGCAGGGCCACCGACCACCGAGGGCCGGGCCCATGGTGGGCGCCGGGTACACATGCGGGCCGCCCGGAAGCGGGCCGCCCGTTCACCCGACAGGCCCTAGCCATGGGCGGCACCCCGCGCGCCCCCTGGCACGCCATGTTCCTCACCTACCCGTGTCACACCTGCGGGGCCGAGGAGGGGGAGGAGTGCACCACCACCAACGGTAAATGGGCCTTCCCCCACGCGGCCCGGACAAGGGCCGCCGCGCGGTGCCGAATCTGTGGGGAGGTGACTGACGGCCCCAACGGTCCCGAATCCCTGTGCGCCCGACACCGGTTGGTCCGGGCCCTGGAAATCGAACGGGCCACCACGCACAAGCGGCAGGACCCGGACTAGTGCGCGTTCTCGTGGCGTGTGAATTCTCGGGGATAGTCCGGGATGCGTTCCTGGCGCGCGGCCACGATGCGGTCTCATGCGACCTGTTGCCCACCGAATCACCCGGCCCTCATATCCAAGGGGATGTGTTCGGGGTCCTCGGTGACGGGTGGGACCTGATGGTGGCGCACCCCCCTTGCACCTATGTGGCGAACCTGGCCAACCGGTGGCTTTACTCCCAACCGACCCGATGGCAAGACATGATCGTTGGGGCCGTCATGATCCGGGACCTACTGGCCGCCCCGATTCCACGGGTGGCCCTGGAAAACCCGGTAATGGGGAAATGGGCCCGGTTGGTGTTGGGGGCCGATCCCACCCAGACCGTGCAACCGTGGTGGTTTGGCCACACCGAAACCAAGGCCACGTGCCTATGGTTGCGGAACCTGCCACCCCTCACGCCCACCCGTGATGTCCGGGCCGAGACCTACGCCCTGCCCTACAACCGCCGGGCGATAAGCCACCTACAGGTCCCGCACCCGGACCGGTGGAAACGGCGCAGCCTCACCTACCCCGGCCTGGCCGCCGCCATGGCCGACCAATGGGGGGCCGAGTAGTGGGCGCCCGGTTGGTCACCGAGGCCCTGGCCGCCGCGCGGTGGTGCGCCCTCGTGGAGGGGCGGCCCCTCACCGGCCGGGCCCGGATGGTCCTCGTGGTGATGGCCCACCGCGCCCTAGATAACGAGGGGCGGAATGGGCAACCGGCCCGTACCTATTTCGCGGGGTGGGAATACCTCGCGCTAATGGCCTTGGATTACCGGGAATGGGTGCGGGGTGGCGCATCCCATAAAGCGGTGATGCGGTGTATATCCGAATTGCAGGAACGTGGACTAATTCGGGTGTCTAAGAAATTCGGCCGCCTCACCGGGTATGAAGTCCTGCCCCCGAGAGGCCATCCGTATGACACCTGAAACTGTCCCACGCGGTGGGACATCCCGTGTCCCTCATGTGGGACATACGGTGTCCCACATGTGGGACATGTGGTGTCCCACCTATAGAGGAACCAACGAACCAACGAACCAATGGAGGAACCACCACGTACGTCAGGTGATTGGCTTAGTCGCGCGCGCCGAAAGAATGGACAACCGCATTGACGGGGTGGATATTCGGGGGGTGCCTAGCCGCGCGTCACGCGCATCCCACCGCAACCGGGTGATAAACGGAACGCCGGTTAGCACCGAGACATGGCGGGAATTACGGAACAGGTGGCAGCAACGATTACCAACCGAATGTCCTCGGTGCGGTAATCAGATAAACCCGTGGGATGCGTGGGACCTGGACCACGTGGGCGAACCGGTCGCGCTCGGTGGCGGTGGCCACGACATCCGGCCCGCGCACCGGGCGTGCAACCGGGGGGCCGGGGGGGCCCTCGGTGGGTTGGTGCGCGCGCTGGAAAATAGTTCGCGCCTCGGTGCGGAAATTCCGGGCGCCGATTTTTTGACAGTGGCGCAATCTTCGTTGGGGACTGCGGGCCTCGTTTCTACCCAAAACCACTCGACTTTGGCCGACACGGAACCGGACGACGCGGAACCGGCCGTGGCCACGCTGGACCCGTCCGATTCGGCCTGGGACGCCTGCCCGTGGTTGGCGCCTCTCCTGGAGATTCCCCCCGATGCGACCTGGCCGCGCCTGATGAGCGGCCCGCACCCGGACGCGGTGGGCAGTTTCGGACCCGAGGCCGAGGAGTGCGCCGCCGGTTTGGGGATCACCCTGCGGTGGTGGCAGGCCTTGGCCCTCTACCGCCTCCTGGAGCATGACCGGGACGGTGCCCTGGTGTGGGTGGATGCCCTGGTGTCCACGGCCCGGCAGGTGGGCAAGTCGGTCCTTCTGGTGGTCCTGGCGTGGTGGCGGTTGCACCAACGGGACCGGTTCGGGGAGGCCCAACTGGTCATGCACACCGGGAAAGACATTTCGGTTTCGGCCGAGGTTCAGCGGCGGGCCCGGGTGTGGGCCCGGGAGTTGGGGATGCCGACCCGGGAGGCCAACGGCGCCCAGCAGATCGGGACCGCCGGGGAGGTGGACCGGTGGATGGTCCGGGCCCATCAGGCGGTGTACGGCTATGCCTCCACGCTGGCCCTGGCCGATGAGGCATGGGCCCTCCCGGCGGCCGTCGTGGAGGAGGGCCTGGAACCGACGCTGGCGGAAACCTCCAACGGCCAACTGGTGTTGTTCTCCACCGCGCACCGCAAGTGCACCGGCCTGATTCCGGTCCGCCGCGCGGCCCTCCTGGACCGGTGGGCCACCCCCGGCGGAACCTCGCTGCTGCTGGAGTGGTCGGCCACGCGCGGTTCCCAGATCGGGGACCGGGACGCGTGGCGCGCGGCCAGTCCGCATTGGGGCCCGCCCCGGCAGAGACTCATGGATGCGAAACACGCCCGGGCCTCGGGGGGCCAGTCGGTGGACCCGGACGAGGACGACCCGGTGGAATCGTTCCGGTCCCAGTTCCTCAACGTCTGGCCGGTGCGCCGCATCGTGTCCAGCACCCGGGCCGAGGTGTTGGTGGAGGCCGACCAGTGGAACGCGGCGGCCGACCTGTTCGCCCCGGTGCCGGACGGCCCGGTGTGTGTGGCGGTGGAGGACTTCTACGGCCTCGGGGCGGCCGGTGCGGCGGCGGTCAACCTGCCGGACGGCCGGGTGTTGGTCTGGGGGGACGTGTTCCCGACCCGGGCCGAGGCCTACACGTGGGCCAGTTTCACCGCCGGGCGCCGGGAGGGGTCCCGGTTCCTCCTCGGCGCGTCCCTGTCGGTGGCCGAGGCGGCCGAGGCAACCGGACTGTCCCCGGTGCAGTGCGGCACCGCCACCACCTACGCGGCCCTTCCGGCGGTCCGGGCGTTGGTCCGGTCGGGCCGGTTGGTTCATAGCGCGGATGAGGCCCTGACCGCACAGGTGGCACAGGTGCGCGTGGTGCCCACCTCCAACGGGGGCCTGACCCCGGCCCACCGGGGGATCCGCTCGGACCTGTTGCGGGCCATGGCGTGGGCCGCGCATGACACGGCCGAACCGGTGGCCGCGCCCCTGGAGTTTTTCGTTTACTGAGAGGACGGGCCAATGGCGCACGAGTTTTGCACCGTATGCGGCCAGACATTCGCGGCCACCCGGCCGGGGGACGCCCACCGGGTGGGCCGCCATGACGTGTTCACCGGGCCGGAACGGCGTAGGTGTCGCACCCCGGATGAGATGCGGGCCGGGGGTATGTGGCAGGACGGCGTGTGGCATGGCGAATGGCGAAAGGACGGGGTGGCGCGGCGCCGCCCGCGCGCAGGCGCCCTAGGGGCCGCTAACCCCTCGGGGGGGCCAACTACCCACGCGGGCCCTGCCGACGCGTCTGGCGGCCACGCGCGAGTGGCTGGTGGGGGTTCCTAGGCCATGCCGTCCTTACAGACTCCCCGGCGCCGGGCGCCCGGACGCCCCCGACGCGTGGCCGGACTGACCACGGGCGTACCCCGTAGCCAATGGGCGTTCCTCACCGGGGACGCGTACCCGGCCACCCCCTACCCGGCCACCGAGGCCGACGCCATGGGGATGCCCCCGTTCGGGCGCGGGGTGGCCCTCCTGGCCAACGCGATAGCGGGCACCGACTGGCACGCGGCGCGGTGGGACCCCTCGGTGGGTGTCTCGGTGCGGCTACCGGACCAACCCTTGGTAGTGACCGACCCCGACCCCGAGACCACGCCATGGAACTACCGGTGGGCGGCCGTGGAGGATTTGATTCTGTACGGAAACCATTTCGCCATTCCGTGGGGTTTCGACGCCCGGACTAGCCGGGCCGCCTCACTGCTTCCGGTGGCGGCCGATTCGGTGGCCATCCTGGCCGACCCGTTTACCGGCGCCTGGCAATGGGTGGTGAACGGCAATCACCTGGACCCCGAGGGGGGTACGTGGGACCTGTTCCACGCGTCGGCCGGTAACCGGTCGGGGGAGGTGCTCGGCCGTGGTGTCCTGTCGCAATACGGCACCTCGCTAGGTGGCTACGTGGCGGCCGAGACACATTCCGGGGACTACTTCGCAGGGGGCGCGCTACCCCCGGCGGTTCTCCAGTCACCCACCCAACTGACCCAACCGCAGGCCGATGACCTGAAAACCAAATGGCGGGCCATGACCAACACCCGGGAACCGGTGGTGTTGCCCATGGGCTACGTACTGACACCCGTGGTGTCCAATGCGGAAACGTCCCAATTGGTGGAGTCCCGCCAATGGAACGCGGCCCTAGTGGCCATGATCCTCGGAATCCCCAATTACAAGTTGGGACTCTCGGGGCCGTCCATGACTTATCAGAATGTCGAAATGGCGGATATTGAATTCGTCCGGGATTCGGTGGACCGGTACGGGCAACCGCTATCCGAGGCCTTTACGAAATGGCTACTGCCGCGCGGCACCTCCCTGGAATGGGACTACGCGGGCCGGATGCGGGCCGACCAGTCCACCACCGCCAACGTGCTCACCACCTACACGGCCGCCGGGATCCTCACTAAGGACGAGGCCCGCGCGGCCATCGGACGGCCGCCCCTGGACACCACGGCCGAGGAGAACACCACCCCCGAGGGGGTCCCCGAACTAGTCGGCCCCGGCCGGGTCGTGGAGTCGGCCGCCGCCCAACCGCCCTCGGAAGGGGTGACCAGTGATGCCGGAACTACTGATTGAGCGCGCGGCCCCTGCCCTGGAACCGGTGGGGGACGGCTGGACCGTGGAGGGCATCGCGGTCCCCTACGGGGTGCCACACCGGGTCAGCGATGACGGGGTGAGTTACTACCGGGAAGGGTTCACCCCCGGCGCTTTTGGCCGGGACGTGGCCAAGGGGGGCCGGTGGGTAAACCTCATGCTCGGCCACCACGGGGATGACGGGGACCGGTTCCTAGGCCGATGCGTGGGCCTCGTGGAGGAGGTGGCCGGACTGCGGGCTACGTTCCGCCTGGACCGCACCCATCCGCAGGCCGAGGCCGCCCGGGCCGGGGAGTTGACAGGCTGGTCGGTCTCGGCCCGGGTATACCGGTCCCGCACCGAGGGCCCGGCCGATGACCGGACCGTGTGGCGGGAGGTGTGCGGCCTGTCCCACGTGGCGGCCACCGCGCAACCGCAATACGCGGGGGCCGGGGTCCTCGTGGCCCGGGAACACACCCTGGTGAACGCGCCCTCACCCACCCCGCACCGGGACGAAATCCGGGCGTGGCTGGACGGCCTCCCGGCCCGGCCGCAATGACCACGATTCGGCACGCCCATTCGTCATCGCTGTATTCCAACTCCCCCGATTCCCTGGCCAATCAGGTGGAACGGGCAGTGGAGGCCGATGACCCCGACGCCACGACCCTGACCTTTACCGAGGTGGGATCGGACAAACGGACACAAGTGCTAAAGGATGCCGACCCCGATAACTGGGCCGCGTGGGTGCCTAATCAGTCGGACGTGGGGATTATGTGGCGCAAACATGTCTATTCCCCGGTGTGGAAGGAGGCCCACAAACTCACCGATAAAGTCTGGACCGATGGACAGGGGCGGAAACATGAGACATGGTGCGCCACGGCCCTTTTATCCCACGATAAGGAGGGCCTGACCATATTCCTATCGGTGTGCCACCTGCCAAGCCATGTCCAGAACGGGGATAAGTTCTACGATAATGCGCAGGCTAAAGCGTGGAAATCGGCAGTAAACGGGTGGTCCGATTACTGGAACACCACCCGGAAAACCGATAAGCCGGACCTGGGAATGTTGGTCGCGGACTGGAATATCGACGTCCATTCGTCCCATTGGATGGGTTACATGACCGACAAATTCCCGTCCATGTATTGCACGTGGGCCGGGGACCGGGAACCGCCCAACGATAAGGGCACCCATGGTAACCGCCTGATTGACTTCACGATGGCCACCAACAAAATGACCAAGGCGAAATTGCTAAAGGATGACAATTCGTCGGACCACCGGCCCTATGGGGAGGCCCTGCCGTTGTGAATTCCACGGGGCGGCCGTGGTTGGATTTGCTTATTGCGGCCCTCGGTAGTGGAACCGGGTCCTTTGCCCTCGGGGTGGTGGTCGGTTATCGGTGGGCGCGGCGCCGCCACGACACCGGCCGCCACGTAAAGGACTGACCGCCGGGGAGAAACGTGTTTCTGACCGGGCCCCCTAGACGATTCCGAATAGCGCGCGTACGTTCCGAAACGAGAACCGCCACCCGGCGCCCGGATTACCGGCCACCCCGTCCCGGAACGGACACCCCGGAATCTGACGAAACAGGGCTAGCCGCCGCCCGGTCGATATCCATTCGACCCCCGAGGGGTAATCATGGGCGCCTATCTGGACCGCCTGAATGCGCAGTACGACGAAATCCGGGAAGGTATCGACGCGCTAGTCAACCGCGCGGCCGAGGAGAACCGGGAAGTAACCGAGGCCGAGGCCGCACAGGTGGAACGTGACCGGTCCCGCCTCACCGACCTACAGGCCGGAATTGAACACTATTCCGCCCTGGAAACACAGAATGGCCGGGTGGCCGAATTGCGCCGGACTATTCCGGCCGCGCAAACCACCCGGACCACCACCGATAAGGAACCGGAATACGACATCACCCGGGAATTCCCGAATGTCGGGGAATACGCGGTGACGCTTCACCGGGCCATGGCCCTTAGGGACCCGGCCGCGCGGGAGAAAATCGAGCGCGCCACCGCCCACCAACTCCTGGCGGATAACCCCGGAATCGTGCCCCGGCCCGTCGTGGGAACGCTGCTCAACGACATTGATTCGGCGCGGCCTTTCATCAATTCGATTGTCCGGCGGCCCCTTCCGGCCGGGACTTTCGACCGCCCGGTAATCACTCAGCATGTGGCCGTGGATAAGCAAGCGGCCGAGAAGACTCTGACCGCTAGCCAGAAAATGGTTATCGGCAAGATTCCGGTTGCGGCGGACACGTTCGCGGGCCACCTGAATATCTCCCGTCAGGACGTGAAATGGACTTCCCCGGGAATCCTCCAAATCGTTTTCGAGGATTTCGCGGCGGTTTATGCCAACGCCACCGATAACGAGGCCTGCGAGGATTTCGCGGCGGGAGTCACCAACACCGCCCCGATTGCCACGTGGGACGCGGCGGGAATCTTTGACGCCGTGTTTACGGCGGCCGCTAACGCCATGGGCACCGGGTCCAATGCCCCGGATACCGTGTGGGTGTCCCCCGACATTTGGGGCCGCATGGGTGGCCTGACCACGGCCGAGTCCCCGCTGTTCCCGGGAATCAACTCCGGGGGCGGTTCGGCCCCGGTGGGGATGCGCCTCGTGGTCGATAAGAATTTCCCGGCCTCCACCATGATTCAGGGGCCGTCCCGGTACGCCGAATGGTATGAGGACCTTGACGGCCTTATGCAGGTTGGTGAACCGGACGTGCTCGGCCAGTTGGTGGGCTACGCCGGTTACGGGGCTTTTGTAAACGTCCTCCCGGCCGCGTTTACCAAGTTCACTGTTCCGGCCCCGGTGTAGCCGATGACCACCACGCCGGGCCTACCGATCCCCGAACCGGCACCCCCGACCCTGGACCTAGCCACGGTCCGGGGATATCTAAAGGTGCCCGCCACCAATCTCAGCGATGAGGATTTGCAGAGGATGGTTGACGCGTGTTCGGCCGATCAATGGGCCCGGTGTGTGTGGGATCCGGTCGACTATCCGGCCACGTTGGGGCAGGCCCTGTTGCGCCGCGTGCAACGTGAGGTTGCGGCGCGAAACCTGCCCCTCGGCATGGTCGGTTTGGACGCGGCTGAGTACGGGCCCACGTCCCTGCCGAACCTGGACGCCCTCGTTAACGAGCATGAGAGGGCCTACCGGCGGCAGGTGCTCGCATGAGTCTCGCCCGGCCACAGGAGGCCACCGAACAGTCCACCCGGCCCGCGACTACCCGGGCCGCGATTGTGGCCGCCCTCGGGGCCGTTCCGGGCCTCGTGGCCACCTCCTCGGCCCCCGACCAAGCAACCGCCGGGGCCGCCTGGCCGAGGTGGATTCAAACCACGTACGACGGCCACCTCTGCACCCTGGCGCGCGACCAATACGACGTATTGGTCACCCTGCCAGCGGACTACGCCCCCGCGACCGTGGATGAGGGGGACGCCTACCGGGACACGGTGGGCCTGGCCCTGGTCGGCCTCGGCCGGGTGGCCTATGCCGAACCGGTGTCAATCGCATTTCAGGACCGCCAAACCATGCCGGGACTCAGGTTCCGGTTAGAGATTTCGTAAGGGGAACCTAATGACCGTCAACCCTCCCGAACCGCCCGTGTGGCCCCTCGGCCCCGGCACCCTGACCATCGGCGAAACCGGTACGCCTATCGACGTGTCGTGCCTGGTCAATAACGCGGTGATTTCGGCTGACAAGGATGAGGGGGACTCGACCACGAAACTTTGCGGAACGGTCCGCCCCGGCGCCGTCACCTATGCCTATTCCCTGTCCGGGAACATGGATACCGACGTGGGCGAGTCGGCCGGATTCTTCGCCCTGTCGCAGGACCACGCGGGGGAGGTAATGGACTTCACCTTTACCCCCAACACCGATTCCGGCACCTCGGCCGCCGGGACCCTCACCATTGACCCGCTGGACTTTGGTGGTGACACCACCGGAGAAACCATGGTGTCTGATTTCGAATTCTCCATTGTTGGTAAGCCCACCTACACCTATGGCACCCCGTTGGGCATGGTGGAGGAATCCGAGGTGGCATGACCCAAAATGACTTCCGGGCCGAGGTGGAGGGGGCCGAGGAACTGGACCGGTCCCTAGGTCGATTCGCGGATGACATTAAGGAAATGCCGGACGCGGGGACCAAGGCGGGACAGGCGGTAAAGGTGCGGGCCGCCTCCCTGGCCCCGAAAGACACCGGGGCCCTGTCCCGGTCCATTCGGGCCGATGCGACCGGGGCCGAGGTAACGGTGGGAACCGATATCCCGTACGGCCCCTATCAGGAGTACGGGACTGTCACGGTCCCCGCCTCCCCGTATCTACGGCCCGCATTGGAGGCCGCCACGGCGCAAATCGTGGAGGCCTATACCGGGGAAGTCGAAACGAAACTAGGACAGGTGAAAGGGGCATAACCATGGCGGGCGAGGTGCGACTGGTGGCGCCCCGGGTCAGGGTGATCCGGGAGAACGGGACCGAACCGCTAGAGATTCAGGCCGATAACCGGGACCTACTGGCGTGGGAATCCACCCGGATTAGACACAAGTGGCCGAAATTCGATGAGGCCCCGTTTAAGTGGATGACGTTTATCTCGTGGTCAGCCGCGCGGCGGGCCGGGGAAATCGACGCTTCCCTTACGTATGAGGCTTGGGAATCGTCGGTGCTATCGGTAACCGACACCCGGGCGGATTCCGAATTGGGGGAATCGGGAGGCCCTACGGGCGAGGAACCCGAAACCGGCTAATCGTGGAAATCGCGGTGGCCACCAATACCGGGCCCGGGGATTGGCGGGAGGAATCGGACGAAATTCTGGCCACCGTTTTAGACGTACTGGAATCCAACGCGCGGGAGGTGAAACGCCGTGGCAAACACCGCTGACCTAGTGGTGCGCGTAATCACCGAAACCGAGGACTCCACCTCCAACCTGAAAAAGTACGCGTCGCAATTCTCCTCGGTTAAGGGCGCGGTTAAGGCCGCCGCCGTCCCGGCCGCCGCCGCCCTCGTGGCCCTCGGGGCCGCCGCGATATCCGCCGGGAACGCGGCGGCCGATGACGCACAGGCGGCCGCCCTCCTGGCCCAGAACCTCAAGAATTCGACCGGGGCCACGCAGTCCCAAATCGACGCCACCGAGGCCTATATCGACTCCATGGCCAAGGCAACCGGCGTTGCGGATGACCAACTCCGCCCCGCTATGGCCACCCTGGCGCGCGGTTCGGGGGACGTGACCCGGGCCCAAAAGGACCTAGCCGTTGCCCTGGACGTGGCGGCCGCCACCGGTACGGACGTGGAAACCGTGTCTAAGGCAATTGCCAAGGGCTACGGCGGGACCACCACGTCACTTAAGAAACTGGTCCCCTCCCTGGACGATGCCACCCTGGCGTCCGGGGATATGAGCGCCATCATGGCCGATTTGGCCAAGCAAACCGGGGGGTCCGCCGCCGCCGCCGCTGACACGGCCGCCGGGAAAATGGAACGCATGAAAGTGGCCATGGGGGAGGCGCAGGAGGAAATCGGGGCCGCCCTCCTACCGGCCATGTCCGCGCTGGCCGGGATGGCCGCCACCCTGGCCGGTTTCATCCAAAAGCATCCCCGTATCTTCATGGCGGCCGCTATCGCTATCGGTGTCCTGGCCGCCGCAATCATGGTGGCCAATGTGGCCATGACCGTGGCCGCTATCGCCGAAGCGGCCATGTTGTGGCCGATCCTGCTCATCGTGGCGGCCGTGGCGGCCCTGATTATCGTGATCGTACTGATTGTTAAGCATTTCGATACGCTTAGCGGTATCGCGGTGGCCACGTGGGACGCAATCAAATCGGCCGCCGCCGCCGCCCTGAAATGGATAGAGGGGCACTGGCCCCTGATTCTGGCTATCCTCACCGGGCCTATCGGTATTGCGGCGGCCCTGATTATCACCCATTGGGAGCAAATCAAATCGGCCGCCAGTCGGGTATTCGACGCCATCAAATCCGCGTGGAATTCCATGGTGGGCGCCCTAAAGTCCGCCGTATCCGGCCTCGGCGCATTCCTGTCTAAGCCTTTTGACGTGGTGGAGGCGGCCGTATCGGCCGTGTCTTCGGCCATTGACGCCATGATTAAGTGGATTAAGAAAATCGACCCACCTAATCCTTTTGCGGGCCCGTTTAATACCGCAAAGAAGGCGGCCGATGACGTGGCCACTGCTGTCGACGCCATGATTAAGTGGATTGCAAAGGTGGTGGCCCCGCCCGGTTTCGCGGGTCCATTCGACACGGCCACCACCGCCATTAACGCGGCCTCTGCCGCAATTGAGAAACTAATCAATTGGCTTAAGTCACTGTCCAAATTAAAGGTCCATGTTCCGCATGTTCCTAATCCGTTCGGCCGCAGTGCGGCGCCCGCCACCGCTATGCCTTCTGTGGCCGGGTATGCGGTCCCCCGAGGTATTGCGCCTGCCTCGGGGGGCCGTACGGCGGCCACCGCGCCCGTGGTTATCAACGTGACCGGGGCCCTGGACCCCGAGGCCGTGGCCCGCCAAATCAACCGGATCCTTTCCGGCCATAACCGCCGCGTTGGGTTGAGTGCCACATGATTGGCACCCCCCGGGTAATGCTCTATCCGGATCCCACCACCACCGCCGGGGCCGTGGATATCACCTGTCTCCTGGACGCGGTGGATATCCGCCACGGCCGCCCCAGTAGTTCCGGCCAACCGGAGGCCTCCACTATCACCATGGACCTTTCGGTGGACACCGACGAAACCGCGATGCCCACCGGGCTAGAGGTGGGCGCCGGTATTCGGGTGTATGTCACGGTCCCGGCCGGGCAGTCCCAACGCTTCTGGGGACGGGTCACCGATATCGCCTACGGGTGGGAGGACATGGGGGAGGACACCCCTAGTTCTCTCGTGGCCCAACTACACGCGGCCGGGCCGTTGGCCGACCTAGGCCGCCGCATCGTGGGCGATGTCCCGTGGGCGCAAGAGTTGGACGGGGCCCGGGTGACCCGGATCCTCAACGCGGCCGGGATCAACCCGGACCCGGTAGTCAATGACCCGGGTACGGTGCAGATTCTGGCCCGGGACGTGGATGCGCAGGCGGCCCTAGAACTGGCCTCCTCGGTGGCCGAGGACTCCATGGGGGTCCTGTGGGAAACGCGGGACGGGCAGGTGTTGTACGCCGACGCGGCCCACCGCCGGGGCATCGCCGTGGCCCTCACCCTGGACGCGTGTGACCTGTTGGTGACCCCCACCTGGCAACGGAACACCGATGGGTTGGTGAACCTGGCAAGCATCGGTTACGGGGTGGCCCCCGAGGGGGGCGAGCAGCCCCGGTACGTGGCCACCTCGGCCGCCTCCCAAACCCGATACGGCCGGTACGAATACACCCGGGCCACCCAACTAGTGGACCTGGCCGCCGCCCAAACTTTGGGAAATGTGCTGACCGCCCGGAACGCCACCCCGGCATGGGGGTTCACCGACCTACCGATATCGGTGGTGGACCTGACCGAGGCGGAAACCTGGACCCTCCTGGGCCTGGACATGCATTCCCTGTTGTACCTGACCGGGCTACCGGTGGCCGGGAACGCGCCCACCTCGGCCTATCTGTGGGTGGAGGGGTGGACCGAACACCTAGAGGCAGGGGCCCATGACCTAACCCTCGTTATCTCCGATTTCTGCCGTACCGCGCCCCCGCCCCGGTGGGATGACCTGCCCCCCGCCTGGACGTGGAACACCATCCAACCGGCCCTGACATGGGATTCCGCTATCTGTCTCGGACCTATCGCCCCGACCACTAGGGATCGGTGGATGGATATTCCCGCCTCACTCCGGTGGGACCAAGTGCCCACCACCACGACATGGGACGGTTGGGTTATTCCCGCGTCCACCGAAACCGAATTGGAGGCGGCCTAATGGGTAGCCAAACCCCGTTTTACGCGTTCCCGTACCCGCTAGGAACGGACCGGGTGGCCGATGGCGATAACGCGATTCAGGCCCTAGCCGAGAAAATGGAGGCGGTACTGGGGAAGGGCACCGGCGCCACCACCCGCGCGTGGGGCACCCCCTATCCCACCGACAATGACTTCACCGCTAACGGCGCCTTTATAGGTCTCATTTCCGGGACACTGACCGCATGTCCGGTGGGCGCGCTGGTCCTCGTGATGTGGGTCGCCAAATTCAACACGCCCGGCGTCGCCGGGGCGGTGGCGAAGTCGCGGGTAACTTCCGCTGGCATTACTTGGCTGGTCGCCCCCCCCGAACCGATCACCTCCACCCCATCGGCCACCCGCGTGTGGGGCACCAATACCGGCGTTGCTATTGGGACGGTCAGCATTGCGGCACCCACGGTCACGGTGGAGGGAATGTCCACCGGTGGCGGTAACTGCACCATTGGTGGCGGGTCTGCATTGCAAGCGGTCCGGGTCGCCTGAGAGAAAGGGAAACGAAATGTCCTATGCCGAACAGGCCGCCACGGCCGCTGATGAGGAATTCCGGGCCCGGGTCCGGGCATGCTCCACCGAACAGGCCCTTATTTTCATCGATGACGCCCGGCCGGAATTCAATCTGTTGGCGGAACAGGTAATCCGTAGCCCGGCATTTGCCGACCCATTGGTGCCGTTAGTGGCCGGGAAACCGGGCCTGACCACCGCGTCCGGTGACCCGGACATTCTGGCCGCCGTCCAATCGGTTTGGCCTGTCTACGGGGCCACGTTGGTACCCGACGCCACCTAGTGAGAGGAACCGCGCATGACTGAATCCGCACCGGCCCCGGCCCCCGAGGAAACCGAACCGGCCGAGGCCCCCGAACCGACCCCCGAGGAGTCACCCGAGGAAACCGAGGTGGAGTCTGATGACACGCCGGACCAGTAGGGCCGACCAGCCGCAACACCGGGCCGAGGAAGGGCCACAGGACCCCGAGGCCGTGGCCCCTAGCCATCCGGCCGACCCGGACAACGACACGGGCGATGACGCCCCATCGGCCCCCGAGGGCAATCAGTCGGCCCGGGCAGGCCGGGAGAACACGGGCGAGTAAGCCATGGTCCGGGACGCGGAATCCACCGCCACCTCGGCCGAGGCCTCCACGACCAATGACCCGGGAATGTGCCTCCAATGGTCCCGCACCCGGGCCGACATACCGGCCCTGTTCCCCGACGCGGCCACCGCCTGGCGGAATGCCTTTCACCGACACAAGGGGGACCGGGACCCCCCGCGCGGGGCCATGGTCTATTGGTTGGGCGGATCCCATGGGTACGGCCATATCGCGGTCTCGGTGGGCGGTGGCCGGGTGAGGAGCACCGACGCGGGGGGCGCCGGGCGCGTGGCCACGGTGGCCGTGGGTTGGTTTGAGGACCATTGGGGCCTGCCCTACGCGGGGTGGGCCGATAACGTCAATGACCAAGTGATTCCGGGAGTAGGTGCCGAAATGACCGAGGACGATTGGGCCCGTATGGAATCCCTGTTGGCCAAGGTGTGGACAGACAAAATGACCGTTACCCAACCGGGCACCGGGCAGGACACCACCAAGGCCCGCCAACAGGTCCTGAGGGAACTGTGGCAAAAGGTCACTAAGGCCACGTGATGGCCGACCCGTTGCGCAACCTCCCGGTAGGGGATGAGGGCGGCCTGTCCCGGGTGTCTCTGGAACCGTGGATGGCCCGGTGTGCGGCCGTGGGGGAGGTGGACACGGCCGAAGCCATCCGCGCGGAACTGGAGGCCCGGACCTGGCAGTGGACCAACCCCTACCAAGGGTGGGCATGGACGGCGCCCTAGGCCGGGCGTAATCTCCGGTCCGGCGGCCCTGACGGGCCCGCGCCACGCGTTGGCGCGCGGGGCCCTCGGGTGGTTTGTGCCTATTCCGGCCTGAGGGACCCCGGCCCCGGTTTGGGTTACCGCCGTAGGGCCCCCGGTTCGGAACGTTAGACAACAGGTTGCCCGGGCCGGGGGTCCACTAGCGTGGGGTCATGCCCCCCACGGATGACGGCCGAGATTTCGACACGGGCTACCGGATGGGGTGGACCCAAGGGGTGGCGGACACGGGGGCCCAACTAGTGGCCGTGGTGGCGGCCGAGTTAGGGCATGACCACCCGTTGGTGGACCGGTTGGTGATGCGATTGGGGAGACTCACCCCACCGGCCCCGCCGGAACCGCCCCGGGTGGCCCCGTGACCATGTTTGCGGGGGCATGTTTCGGGATCATGTGGGCCGCCACGCTGGCGGCCGTGTGGGCGGCCGAACACCACCGCCGGACGTATGGCGTCCCGTGGCGGTGGTGGACGTGGGGGCAACTCTCCGCCGCGCTTTGTATCTCCGCGCTATACGCGTGGGTGTGGCTGTAGGCCACGGCTAGACCGGTCCGGCATTGGGAGTGCGCCGATTCGTCAGGACACTCCCAATGACGGTAGACTTGCGGCATGCCGCAAAGGATGCGGCCCCAATGGAAAGGCACCCCGTGAGCAATATTGTTTGGAGTCAAGAGGCCGGATGGCATGACGGCCCGGAGGCGGAAGTCACCATGGACGGGGGCCGCCTCACGGCGGCCCCGGCCCCGGGCCGGTGCGCCGACCACCCCGCGTATGACCCGGACTACTGCCCGGTGTGCGGCACCGCGCGCGAAATCGGCCGCGCGTGACCACCACCGCCACCCCGCCCCGGGAGTCGCACACGCGGCCCCGGGGCGGGGCCGTTGCGTCATATGAACGGATATCCAAGTTCGCCGAGGACCGCACCGGGACCGAGGTGGAACGGGGCGTGGACCGGCAGTACGCCGACGCGTGCAAGGCGGCCGAAATTCTCGGCCTCGGGGCGGTGGAACGGTTCACCGATAACGACCGGTCCGCCTCGGCGTTCCGGACCAAGGAACGTGAGAGGTGGGAGGAGTTGCTGGAGGACATAGGCGCCGGGAAGGTGTCGCATGTCCTGTTCTGGCTATTCGACCGGGCCTTTAGAACCACCGATGACGCCTCCCGGTTCCTGGCCGCCTGCCGGGCCCACGGGGTCCTGATTGTGCAGACCGGGGGGTGGTCCCCCATGGTGGTCAACCCCTCCGATCCTGACGCGGTTTACAACATGAAACAGGCCGCGAATCAGGCGGAATACGAGGTGGCCAAAATGTCCATGCGCCAACGGCGGCACAAGGAGGCCATGGCCGAGGCGGGGGTGAGTCACGGCGGGGGCCGCCGGTTCGGCTACCTGCCCGGCATGACCGACGAGCATCCCACCGAGG